CACCCCGAAACTACGGTAGAAGCGCTTGCAGAAATCAAAGGCAAGAACGCAAAAGTTGCCGCAGTTGATGACGCTTGCTTGGTGGCATGCGCTGCGCTTGATAAGCAGATACCGAAAAAGCCGAGAGAAACAAGGTACGCTTTGATGTGCGCAAATTGCGGGCACAAAATCACGGAAAAAGGCTGTAAGAAATTACATAGAAACTACTGCAAAAAATGCGGTCAGCGGATTTTATGGGAGGATGAATAATGGAAGGAGACGGTAGAGAAGATGGCTGAATACATCGAGCGTGAAGCGGCGCTTGCATTAGTGCGACCGGATGCGCCGGAGGATGAAAAAGCCGCCGTTACAATCGCAACTGCCAAAAAGCTCGTTCGGAGCATTGTGTGCCGAACACCCGCCGCCGACGTTGCGCCGGTGGTGCACTGCCGTCACTGCCGATCCTACAATAAGCCGCGGCTGGGATGGTGCTCAGTCCACATGGACCGCGAAGGTCCGGACGACTTTTGTGGCTACGGCGTGAGGATGGAAGGTGATTGCGATGACAAAGCGGATTAACCCGCGCCGGAGACCGGTGACGATGGCAGACGTGCAGCGCGCAAAGGACACGGCGACGGCAGATGCCTGCCGCGTGACGCTGGCGATCTTTTTCACCGCGCTTTTGGATAAAGAGGGCATGGGCACAGAGCAGCTCCAGCGCATCTGGCGCGAGGTAGAGGCGCTGAGTGAGAGCGTGCGGGACGGATATGTATCAGCACCGGATCTGATCCGCGTGCTGCGCGAGGAATATGAGATTGACATTATAGGGGGATAAAGCAATGAACAGATTGGATACCCTGAAGGCCGCAGCCGAATGCGTGTGCGGCAGCCGGGAAGAAGACTACGGCAGCCCGGAGGATAACTTCGCCGTGATCGCGGCGCTGTGGACGGCATACACAGGCACGGACGTGACACAGAAGGACGTGGCCATGATGATGGCGCTGCTGAAGATCGCCCGCGCGAAAGCGGGCAGCAAGCCGGACACCTACGTCGATCTGGCTGGCTACGCAGCGTGTGGGGCGGAAATTTCGGCGCGAGAGCCGAAGCTGGGCGCTGAGCGCACACCCTGCACGTACGGAGCGGCCGGAGACACAGAGGCCGGAAAAACGGCATCCTGCGTGAAGCTGCAGCGGATGGACGGATACTATCTGGTGGACGTGGACGGGAATCCGCATCGCTTTACACTGTGGGAAACAGCGATGCAGTTTATCCGCGAGCACGCCGGTGAGCTGACGTGACGGCGGAGTTTGTGATCCCGACGAGGCTGCCGGGGATGAACGAATACACGGACGCCTGCCGGCGGCACGCGCAGGTGGGCGCGAAGATGAAGCACAACAACCAGGAGATCGCCGCGTGGGCCATCAAGACGCAGCTGCGCGGGGTGAAGTTCACGAAGCCGGTGGAGATCACCTACACGTTCTACGAACCGAACCGGCGGCGGGACAAATCGAACGTCGCGGCGTTCGGCGTCAAGGTGATTGAAGACGCGCTGGTGATGTGCGGGGTGCTGAAGGACGACGGCTGGCAGTACATACAGGCGTTTACATCGCGCTTTGCGCTGGACAAGGAAAAACCGCGCATCGTGGTGCGGATCACGGACGAGGGCGCGGGATAAAGGGAAAGCTCCGGGGCGGAAGCCTCGGAGCTTTTGCTGTATATTGGTGCGGAAGTTGTGCAGGATGCAGAAAATGCCGGGATAGATAAGCGCGGGCGGCCTGGTGTACGATGAACGCGGAGGTGCAGTGATGGTGTACCAGGACTGGGATGCTTTGAAAATGGAATATGTCACCACAAAGACGACCTATGCGAAGCTGGCCGAAAAGTACGGCATCAGCATCAGCCAGATCAAAATCGTGGCTGCACGTGATGGGTGGACAAATGAACGGAAAAAGTTCACCGCACGCGTACAACAAAAGGCGTACCGGAAGGCGTGTAACCACGAGGCCGACCGGCTCGCGCGTCTGATCACCGCCACGACGGGCGCGATCGACGTGGCGATGCGCGCGATCGGCGACGACGAGCAGTTTAACCGCTACCTGGTCGAGCGGCGGGAGAAGTATGCCGTGCCGGTGGCGGATGAGGATGCAGAAGACGGCGAGCTGCCGCCGGACGGGAAGCTGCTGCTGGAGCGGCAGTGGACGGAAGAGCGCACGTACCAGAAGGTGGACACGAAGGCACTGAAGGATCTGACGGGCGTGCTGAAGGATCTGACGGGGCTGGTGCGCGATCTGTACGGCATCCCGACGCAGGCGCAGGCCGAGGCGCAGCGCATCGCGGCCGAGCGGCTGGAGCTTGACCGCAAAAAGGCCGAGGACGACAGCGCGGACACGCACGCGGAGCTGGAGATCGTGGGTCTGCCGGAGGAGTACAAGCGATGATACTGATCGATGCAAGCAAGATCAGCGACAAGCAGGACGCATTTTTGCGCGACGAGCACCGGCACGTGGCCTATGGTGGTGCGCGCGGCGGCGGCAAGAGCTGGGCCGTGCGCACGAAGGCCAAGATTCTGGGCTGCACGTATCCCGGCATCAAGATGCTGATCGTCCGGCGCACGCTCGATGAGCTGCGAAACAACCACGTGAAATTTCTGACGCCGGAGCTCGCGGGCGTGGCGAAGTACAATCAGTCGACGAAGGAGTACAAATTCGCAAACGGCAGCACGCTGACGCTGGGATACTGCGACGCCGAGAAGGATCTGGGCCACTATCAGGGCGCGGAGTACGATGTGGCCTTTCTGGACGAAGCCGGGCAGCTGCAGCCGGAGTGGATCCGCGAGATCAATGCCTGCGTGCGTGGCACGAACGGCTACCCCAAGCGGACATACTACACGCTAAACCCCGGCGGACCGGCGCACGGATACTTCAAGCGCCTGTTCGTGGATCGCCGCTTCGAAGATGCCGAGCGGCCGGAGGACTACAGCTTCATCCAGGCGCTGGTGACGGACAACCGCGCGCTGATGGAGGCGCAGCCGGAGTATATCGCCGAGCTGCGCAAGCTGCCCCCGAAGCTGCGCGCGGCATGGCTGGAGGGCTCGTGGGACATTTTCGAGGGGCAGTTTTTTGAAGATTTTCGCACGGAGCCGGATCTGATGGCGGCGCACGAGGCGGGCGTGGACGCGGACCCGGAGGAGCTGCGGGCGCAGCACAGGTGGTGCCACGTGATCAAGCCCTTCGATCTGGCGGCCGGAGCGTGCCGGGGATGGCACATCCTGCGCAGCTACGACTTCGGGTACGGCAAGCCGTTTTCCTGCGCGTGGTGGGCGATGGACTACGACGGCGTGCTGTACCGCATCATGGAGCTGTACGGCTGCACGGAGACGCCGAACGAAGGCGTGAAGTGGTCGCCGGACGAACAGTTTAAGCGCATCGCCGAGATCGAAGATACGCATCCGTGGCTCAAGGGCCGGAAGATTACGGGCGTGGCGGACCCGGCCATCTGGGACGCATCGCGCGGCGAGAGCATCGCGGACACGGCGGCGCGGTATCGCGTGTACTTCACGCCGGGCGACAACAAGCGCGTGCCGGGCTGGATGCAGTGCCATTACCGGCTGCAGTTCGACGCGCAGGGGTATGCGCGGATGTACGTCTTCGATACGTGCAAAGCCTTTATTCGCACGGTGCCGCTGATGATGTACAGCCGGACGAACCCGGAGGATCTGGACACGACGCTGGAGGACCACGTAAGCGACGAGTGGCGGTATCTGTGTATGTCGCGGCCGATAAAGCCGATGCTGGCGGCGGAGGAGGAGCCGGTGCTGTCAGATCCGCTGAATCAGGTGCAGAAACCGGGGCGCTACGGCGCGATCTGGTGATAAAAACGGGAGGTAAGTATGGACGAAATTCGCATTCAGGGCGCGCAGCCGGGCACGGAGGCGCAGGCGCTCGGAGGCCAGGTGATGCCGCCGGAGGACGTGATCACGCGCGAGCAGCTGCAGGAGTTTTCCCGCGTGCTGCACGAGTACAAGGTTGGCAAGGCCAGCACCGAGCGGCGCATGATCGCGGCCGAGCAGTGGTGGAAGCTGCACAACCAGCCGGAGGAAGAGAAGGCCGGAAACCAGCTGTACAGGGGCTTCCGCAGCAGGAGCTCGTGGCTGCATAACGTCATCGTCAATAAGCACGCGGACGCGGTGGAATCGTACCCAGAGCCGAACATCTTGCCGCGCGAGGAAGGCGACAAGCAGGAAGCAAAGATGCTGTCGGCGATCGTGCCGTGCGTGCTGGAGCAGAACGCTTTCGACGCGACGTGGAGCGACGCGATGTGGGCCAAAATGAAGTACGGCACGTGCGTGTACAAGATCACGTGGGACAGCGGCAAGCTTGGCGGCCTCGGCGACATCAGCATCGAGCGCGTGAACGTGCTGAATCTGTTCTGGGAGCCGGGCATCACGGACATCCAGAAGAGCCGGTACGTGTACCACACGGAGCTGGTGGGCAACGATGCGCTCGAGGAGCAGTACCCCCAGCTGCGTGGGCAGCTCAAGGGCAACGACTTTTATGCATCCAAGTTTCTGTACGACGACAACGTGCCGACGGACCGGAAGAGCACGGTGATCGACGTGTACTACCATCGCGGCGGCGTGCTGCACTACTGCAAGTACATCGGCGACATCGTGCTGTACGCGACGGAAAACGACCCGGAGTACCGCGAGCGGGGGCTGTACGATCACGGGCTTTACCCGTATGTGTTCGACGCGCTGTTCCCGGTCGAGGGCTCGCCGTGCGGGTACGGGTACGTAGACATCTGCCGCAATCCGCAGACGGCCATCGACAGCCTTGGCACGAGCCTCGTGCGAAACGCCGTGGTGGGTGCGACGCCGCGCTACTTTATGCGCGAGGACGGGAGCGTGAACGAGCAGGAGCTGCTGGACACGGAGAAGCCGCTGGTGCACGTGGACGGCAACCTCGGGCAGGACAGCATCCGGCCGATCGACTACAACGCGCTGCCCGGAAACTATATCAACGTCTGGTCGACGATGGTCAACGAGCTGCGCGAGACCAGCGGAAACACCGACACGGCGACCGGCAACGTGACCTCCGGCGTGACGGCGGCGAGCGCCATCGCCGCGCTGCAGGAGGCAAGCGGCAAGGGCAGCCGGGACAGCACGCTCGCGGCATACCGCGCATACAGCAAGATCGTGAATTTGTGCATCGAACTGATCCGGCAGTTTTACGATCTGCCGAGATCCTTCCGGATCGTGGGCGAGCTGGGCATGGAGCAGTTTGTATCCTACAGCAACCGGGGGCTGCAGCCGCAGGCGCAGGGCATGGCCTTCGGCGCGGACATGGGGATGCGGCTGCCGGTGTTCGACATCAAGGTCAGCGCGCAGAAGAAGAACGTGTACACCCGCGTGAGCCAGAACGAGCTGGCGCTGCAGTTTTTCCAGATGGGCTTCTTCAATCCGAGCATGACCGACCAGGCGCTGGCGTGCCTGGACATGATGGACTTCGACGGCAAGGACGGCGTTATGCAGAAGATCCAGCTCAACGGCGTGCTGGCGCAGCGGCTGCAGCAGTACCAGCAGCTGGCGCTGTCGCTGGCGCAGATCGCGCGGCCGGACATGGTGCAGGGCATCGCGGCGGACATGGGCATCGCCATGCCGGCACAGGCGGGCGCAAGCGCAAGCGCCGCGCCGCAGATGCAGGAAAGCGACGAGATCTCCGGCATCAAGGCAGACGAGCACCCGATCGCCGCGAAGGCGCGGGAGGCAAGCGCGAACGCTGCCCAGCCGGGCGGCGGAGCCGTGATCAAGGGGGGCAGCAAGGCATGATCGAGATCGTGTACGACCGGATGCGGCTGCGGCTGACGGCTGACGGGCACGCTGGCTTCGCCGAGGCGGGGCAGGACATCGTATGCGCGGCGGTGACGATCCTTGTGTACACGCTGGCGGCCGCCGTGGGCAGCATGGACGCCGCCGGGCAGGCCCGCGGCTCGAGCGTGGAGCTGGGCAGCGGGCACGCAGAGATCGTGTGCGCTGCATCGCCGCGATGGCGCGCGTGCGCGAAGATGATCTGCGACCAGATCTGCGCTGGATTCGATATCCTGCGGCAGATGTACCCGGAGCGCGTGCGCTATGAGGTGCGCGGATAAAAATTTTTCAGAGATCCGAGGCCGAGGGATAGAGAAAGCCCTCGGCCTTTTTGTATGCTGGAGGTGCGAGGGTGCAGGGGATTTCGCGTGTGTACCTCCTTTCTTTTCCCATTTTCCCATCTCCTTTTCTCTTGGCGCCCACGCAGCGGGGGGCTGCTGCGTGGGTATCTATGCCGCCGCGAGGCGCACTGCAGCGATGGACTGCAAGTGCCGGTGCAACTCCGGCTGACGGCGACAGGGTCGTGGCCTACCACAGATTTTTGACGGAGGCATCCTTATGCGATTTGACATCAAGGCACTGGCTATGCTGCATGGCCTGCAGGTGTTCGGCGGCGAGGGCGGCGCGGGTGGCGCGGCCGGAGGTTCTGCCGGAGCGGGCGCAGGCGCGGATGGCGCAGGTGCAGCGGGCGTAACGGCTCCCGACGCCGGGGAGCGCATCCTGACCGGGCTTGGTGTCCCGGCGGACAAGATCAGCAAGCGGTCGAAAGCGCGCGTATCGGCCATGCACCGTGACGACGGGGCAGCGGCAGAGGCGGCGCAGACGCAGGACGACGCTGCAAATGGCACCGATGACGGGCAGGGAATGCCGAAGCGCCTGACGTGGGACGAGATCATGGCAGATCCCGAGTACAACGAGCAGGCGCAGAAGATGATGCAGAAGCGGCTGGCAAAGTCGAAGAAGTCCGAGCAGGCGCTCAAGGACCTGGCGCCGGCATTGGAGCTGATGGCGCGCAAGTACGGCATCGAAGCAGAGGATATCTCCAAGCTGGACGTGCAGGCGCTGAACAAAGCTGTGACCGAGGATAAGGCGTACTACGAGGAGCGGGCGGACGAGCTCGGAATCCCCGTCGAGGAGGCCATGCGTATCGACCAGCTGGAGCGGCGCAACAAACTGCTGGAGCACCAGAACGAGCAGACGCTTGAGCAGCGCAGACTGCAGGAGCATTTCGACGGGCTGGTGCAGCAGGCGGCGAAGCTGCAGGAGATGTATCCGGACTTTGACCTGCAGACGGAGCTGGAGAATCCGGTCTTCGCGCGGCTGACCGCGCCGGGCAGCCTGGTCAGCGTGGAGGACGCCTACTTTGCCGTGCACCGCAAGGAGATGCAGACGGCGGCGATGCAGGTGGCAGCGCAGAAGACCGCGCAGCAGATCAGCAACAGCATCCAGGCCGGGCAGCGCAGGCCGGCAGAGAACGGCAGCGCATCCCAGGCGGCATCCATTTCTGCCCCGACGACGATGTCGCGCGCGAGACGCGACGAGATCAAGCGCCGCATGCGCAGCGCAGCGGCGAACGGGGAGAAGCTCTATCCCGGCACGTTCTGACGACGTGCGGCGGCTCCTCCCGGACGAACGACATTTTCTGAAAGGGGAAGCTATTTTATGAAGACCATTCTTTATTCCATGCTCGGCCTGCAGCTTTTCGCGGACGCGGGCACGCTGGTCAATGCGACCGGCAACTACGTCAACGCCTCGACCGGCACGACGACTGCGTTCGACGCAACGCACACGCTCGCGCCGGAGCTCAAGACCTTCTACGACACGGAGCTGCTGGAAAATGCCCGCGCCGAGATGTTTTATGCCCAGTTCGGCAAAAAGCAGGCGCTGCCGAAAAACCACGGCGGCACGGTCGAATGGCGCAAGTGGAACACCTTCGAGAAGGCAGGTAAGCTGACCGAAGGCGTGATCCCGACCGGCCAGAAGTTTGGCGTGACCAAGCTCGAGGGAAGCATCACCCAGCACGGCACGTACACCAGCATCACCGACCGCCTGGAGCTGCGCGCCTACGACGACGTGATCCTCGGCGCGACCGAGGAGATGGGCGCGAGCGCGGCCGAAACGCAGGAGACGCTCATCCGCGACGCGCTGCTGACCAACACGAACGTGCTCTACTGCGACAACATCAGCGCGGCCGGCGCGTATATCTCCACGCCGACCTCCTGCGCCGAGATGGGCGCCGGCGGCGGCACGAGCGCTGCTGACGGCTACGCCTACCTGACGCCGGACATGATCGCCAAGGCGGTCACGAAGATGAAGAAGGACCGCGTGCCGACCATCAACGGCAAGTATTACGCCGTGATCCATCCGTCCGTCGCCTACGACCTGCGCAAGTCCAACGAGTGGATCGAGGCGCACAAGTATGCCCAGCCGGACGAGATCTATAACGGCGAGATCGGCGAGCTGCACGGCGTGCGCTTCATCGAGAACACCTTCGCGCCCGTCCTGACCGGCACGGGCTACAAGAATAAGAGCGAAGGCGCGACCTACGCGACCTACTTCTTCGGCAAGGAGGCCTTCGGCATCATTGATCCGGAGGGCGGCGCGCTGGAGATGATCGTGCACGACAAGTCCGAGATCGGCGGCCCGCTGAACCAGTTCAGCACCATCGGCTACAAGTTCGAGACCAATGGCGCGACCGTGCTCTACCCCGAGCGCCTGCTGCGCGTGATGAGCACGTCTGCTTACAGCGCCACGGACGAAGCCAACTGAGGCGAAACCAATACGGCCGGAGGCGCTTCGGCGTCTCCGGCTGATGTGAGAAAGGAGCGTACCCATGGCAACCGAAAAAAAGACTGAGGCTGCGGCTGAAAAGCTGCCGGATCCGTATGAGCTGGAGGAGATCTTCATCCCGCGCGCCGGCGCGAGGGAAGACCCGAACCTGTTCGTGAGCGTAAACGGCAAGAATTTTCTGATCCCGAAGGGCAAGAAGTCCAAGGTGCCGCGCTACATCGCCGACGAGATCCGCCGGTCTGAGCGCGCGCGCGACGCCTTCGAGACGGCGGCCGCGCGGCAGGCAGAGTAAACCAAAGGGAGGCGGCAATCACGCCTCCCTTTTTCAGTACAAGGAGCAGATACTATGACGATTTCGGACGCGATCACGATGGTGGACGCCCTGCGGCCAAACCAGTATTCGCGCGACATGAAGATCCGGTGGCTGTCGCGCCTTGACGGGATGATCTGGCAGGAAGTGATCCGCACGCACGAGGGCGGCACGGAGACGTTCGACGGCTACGACAGTTCGTCGATGTGCGACACGGAGCTGCTCGTCGGCAGCCCGTATGACGAGGACGTGTACAACAACTACCTGCAGGCCATGATCGACCGCGAAAACGGCGAGGCGGGCAAATACAGCCAGAGCATCACGCTGTTCAACGCGGCGTTCGCGCGCTGGCGCAACTGGTATAACCGCGCGCACATGGCGGAGGACCCCGGAGCATTCCGGTTTTGATGGAGGGATGACAGATGCCGACATATCCGACGATTCAGGAAACGGCACGCTCGCAGCAGGTGACGGATACCTTCGGCGGCTACAACCACAACCTCAAGATCCCCGAAGGGGAGTTTTACGAGATGGAGAATCTGTGCGGCGACGATTACCCGCTGCTGGCAAACCGTGACCGGCGCGACACGGTGCTTGGCAACCTGAACAACCTGAACGCCATGACGGTGCAAAACGGATCGCTGTATTACATTGCCGGGGTGGACAGCGACCCCGGCAAGACGATGACTGGGCTGTACTGCGACGGAGAAAAGGTGATGGAGCTGGCATTCACGGGGCGGAAAAAGCTCGTGAACATGGGCGCATACCTGCTCATCTGGCCGGACAAGGTGTGGTACAACACGGCCGACGGCACGCACGGGAACATGGAAAAGAAGTTTTCCGCTGCGGCCGGGACGTATCTTGACCACAGCCTGACATCCAGCTCAGGGCCGGATGGGCAGGAGGTCTACGACATCTATGTATTGTGGTATATTCACCCGTGCAGCCGGGACGGGAAAATCGTATACACGACAGGCGCGAACTATGGCGAGAAACGCGTCGTGGTTGTCGACGGAATCGAATACCACTATTTGAACTTCGTGAAGCCGAAAGAGCCCAAAAATGGCGATGCATACATCGACCGTGAGACGAGGACGCCCTACATATATAACGACATTTCGAAAGACTGGAGCGCGCAGGATGTGCCGGTGATGCGGCTGGAATGCAAAGGCATCGGAAGCTCTTTTGCTCCCGGAGACTATATCAGGGTATCCGGCATTGACCCCGGCACGTACTCCGGCCTGAATGTCGGAGACAACCCGTCGGACGGCGTATACCGCGAGGTGCTCGTCACCGGAGAAAACTACATCGTTTTGGACGCTTACGCGCCCACGGAAGCGCATGGAATTATGAACGACACGCCGCCTGCCGAAGGGTATGTCAAGGCCGCGATGGATCTGCCGGATATGGACTACGTCATCGAGGCGCAGAACCGCCTCTGGGGCTGCAAGTACGGCACGGTGAACGGGAAACTTGTCAACGAAATCTACGCGAGCGCGCTTGGGCGCTTCGACGTATGGCGCAAATATGCAGGCGTGAGCACGGACAGTTACGCCGCGTCGATCGGGTCTGACGGCCGCTGGACGGGCGCCGTGAATTATCAGGGCTACCCGCTGTTTTTCAAAGAGGACCGGATGCACAAGGTGTATGTGTCCGCGAGCGGCGCGCACAGGATTCAGGAGTACACGATGCGCGGCGTGCAGCCGGGATGCGCAAGGAGCCTCGCGGTGGTCAACGGTGTGCTGTTTTACAAGGCGCGCGACGGCGTGTTCGCCTACGACGGAAGCGGCGCGCCGATTGACGTTAGCGAAAAGCTGAACCTGAAAGAGCTGCACTGGAGCGGGAACATGAGCGCAATCGCTTCGGCGTGGCGCGACAAATACTACCTGTATCTGCAGATGAGCACGCCTCCGGGAAACCGGCTGCTGGTGCTGGACACGAGCCGGGGCACATGGTATCGGGAGAGCCTACCAGTAGGCGGTGTTGTGGACTTTGCAGAGCTGGAAGGAACGCTGCTGTGCGCGACGAGCGGAGACGTGCTGGAGATCGCGCGCGACCAAACGCTGGCCTTTCGAGCGAGCGGCACGACGGAGGACACGGTGGCATGGAGCTGTGAGACGGGGCTGATCGGTTACAGCACGGTGGAGCAGAAATACGTCAGCCGGTTCAATATCCGCATGAGCCTCGCGCGTGATGCGTACATGGATGTGCTCGTGCAGTATGACTCCGACGGTGTGTGGCACAACCAGGGCCGCATCCAGGGCGTGGGAACGCGCACGTTCATGCTGCCAGTGCGGCCGAGGCGCTGCGACCACTTCCGCATCCGGCTCGAGGGCAGCGGGGACGTGCGCATCTACAGCTTCGCAAAGATATTCGAGGCGGGGAGCGATGTGTATGCTGACATTTGATTACCCGCAGACGTATGCAGTGACCGGCAGCGCAGAGGAGCAGCTTGCCCAGCTGCGCTCGTACATCTGGCAGCTCGTGGACGTGCTCAATCAGGCAGACGACGGGAACGAGGCTGGAATCGGCGCTGCAGATACTGCCGCGCTCCGTACAGAGCTGGAAAAGCTGCGAAAGGCGTTGCGGGATCTGGAAGCAAAGAGCGGGCACGGCCTCCCGAGCGGCGGAACGGCCGGGCAGACGCTGACGAAACTATCCGAAAGCGACTATGACACGGGCTGGCGCACTCCGGCCGGCGGCGGAAGCGGCGGAGGCGTAGACTATGTAACCGAGCAAGGCTTGACCGGCAAGTGGACGTGGCGCAAATGGGCATCCGGCATCGCCGAGATGTGGGCAACGTTCGACGTGGGCGAGTTGGAGATGAAAACGCAGACATGGGGTGCACTGTATACCGCATCGTGGATGGGCCTCGCGGTAAATAAGGCAGCACGCCAATACCCGTTTGCTTTTGTCGCAAACCCGGTCGTGTCGGCGACGCCAACGGTTGGTAGTGGCAACATTTGGCTCGCCACAAACACGGAAAACGATACAGGTACGCGGCTTACGCATGCCCCGGCGTATCAGTGCGTGAGAGCATCTGACGCGACGGTTAATAGCCCGCAGATCAGCTACTACGTCGTGGGCAAGTACAAGTAAAGGAGGCCACGCATGGCAAAGAAAAATTACAACGGTGTCGAGTTCGACGACAGCGTGGATTATGCCGCGCTGATGGGGAAGGCTGCTGCTGCCGGGAACAACGAGAAGGCAGCCGTCCTGGAACGAAAGCGCAACGCGAAGATCCAGTCCGGCGGCATGGACTACGAGACGACAAACCAGTACGCGCAGTACCTGCCGAAGGTGGACACGCCGTATGACACACAGACGGACTACGCCGCCCTGATGGAGAAGGCTGCGGCCTCAGGAGACTACACGAGCGCGGCCCGGTACGAAAAGCAGCGCAACGCGAAAATCAAGGGCGAGGGTCTGGACTATGAGACGAGCGATTACTACTCGAAGTACCTGCCCGAGAACCGGTATACCTACGACCCGAGCAAGAACGACGCATACCAGCGCGCGAACGATCAGGCGACTGAGATCTACGACAAGATCATGAACCGCGGCGAGTTCTCATATGACGTGAACAAGGACAAGCTCTACCAGCAGTACCGCGATCTGTACGCGCAGATGGGGCGCGGCGCGATGGAGGACACCATGGGGCAGGCGGCGGCGCTGACCGGAGGCTACGGAAGCACCTACAGCCAGAACGCGGGGCAGCAGGCATACAACGCCTACCTGCAGAAGCTCAACGAGGTCGTGCCTGAGCTGTATACCGCAGCCTACAACCGCTACAACCAGGAAGGCCAGAACCTGATGAACCTCTACACCATGGCGCGCAGTAACGCCGACAACGCTTACGAGCGAGACTACAACCAGTGGTACAACCGGCTGCAGCTCGAGCGCAGCGACGAGGACACGATCTACAACCGCCAGCAAACCGAGGAGCAGAAGAAGCTCGTGCAGGATGAGACGGACTATGAGCGCAAGCAGAACGCATGGAGCCGTCTGTCGTCGCTCATCACAACGACCGGGTACCAGCCGTCGAACGATGAGCTGGCGGCGGCAGGTATGTCTGCCAACGAGGCGGCGTATCTGCGGCAGTATTACCAGCAGCAGAAGGCAGCAGCGTCAAATAAGAGTGGGGGGTCGGGCGGCGGAAGCAGAAGAAGCGGGAGCGGGAGCGGATACGGAGGCGGAGGAACGCAGCCGGGGAAGACGGATTCACCGTCTCCGTATGCACACAAGCCCGGCAGCGGGATTACGCACAACGACATCGACATCACGGACGCGAGCGCAGTAGAATCCGCTGCGGCCGTGGCGGGCAGAGTGAAAGAGATGATCAAGGAAGGCGTACCGATCGCGGACGTGAATGCATTCATCCGCAGCGCGTCGGAAAACGGCCTGATCTCGGACGACAGCGCCATCAGGCTGAGATACATGAATAACTCCAGGAAGTGAGGGGCACATAGATGACAGTCAAGAAAGCAGCAATCTCCATTGGCGATTGGCTCAAGAGCACGGGATTCTCCGCCGAGAAAACGCTTGCTTCGGCGCAGGAGCAGCGGAAAAACCTGCTGCAGCAGATGGACAACGCGAATGCATCGTATCTAACCGGCGAGAATCGCGGCGCGCTGCAGAACGCATTCAGCAACTATCAGGCGACCATGAACGTGCTTCGCGGCGCCGGCTATGACACCGGAAATGACGTCGACGTTCTGCGCAGAGCCGTGCACTCGTCCTTCGACTTCCAGAACCAGTTCAAGGATGAAAACGACTTCAACGTGTCGTATGCCTACCCGAAGAAATACAAGGGCAAGACCCGCACGGACGTGAATGCGGCGCTCGCGCAGCTCAAGAACACGCCGGGGGCCGAGGCGGAATATGACTGGCTGAACAAGAACCAGATGAATTACTGGTCTGCGGACGAGCTGAAGGCGCAGATCGGCGCGTGGCAGAACGAGATTTCCGGCATCGAACGGCAGCGCCGGAATATGCCGCGCATGGCAGCTGGGAGCACAGACGCAGACTATGCCAAGCGGCAGCAGGAGGCGCTCGCGCTCTCGGGGCAGATCGATGAGCGAAAAGCGAAGATCGGGAAAGCGCAGAGCCTGCTCACGCGGAAGACCTACGATGACGAGATCAGCAAGTGGGACACGCAGATGCAGAGGGCGCTCTCCGACTACAGCAAGGCGCTGAGCGTGAGCGAGAGCGCGAACACGGAGATGGCGATGGCCGGGAACTCCGCATTTGTGGTGCAAAACAGCGACTACGCCAAAAACGCGCGCAACACGGTGCGCAGCTTCGAGCAGCAGCTGCGTGATTACGGCTACAGTGACCAGCAGATTAACGGCATCCGCAACTACGCGCTCACGCAGCAGCACGCAAACGAGGCTGCGGAAATGGCACAGCAGGTCGCACAGGAGGCAAAGGAGCATCCGTGGCTGGCCTCCGCCATGTCTGTCGGCACGAATATGATGGCCGGAGCGGGCGCGCTCGACATCGCTGCACAGAATGCGCTGAACGGGGCAGACCCGTTCACGGGCGAAAAAATGGCCGTCGACCGCTATACGAAATCCATGGTGCCGAGCACGGTGACGAACACCATCCGCGGAAGCGTTTCCGAGGATATGAGCGGCATCGGGTCGTTCCTGTACAACACCGGCATGAGCATGGCCGACAGCCTGGCGACGCTGGCCGTCGGCGGCGCGACCGGCCTGCACGGCGCGGCGGATGTGATCCTCGGCGGCGCGGCGGCATCTCAGGCAATCACGGATGCGTATGACCGCGGTGCTTCTGACTCGCAGGCCATGTCGGTCGGCCTGCTCTACGGAACGGCCGAGGCACTGTTCGAGCACATCAGCCTGGACAAGCTGCGTATGTTCCACACGTCGGCGGCCGCAGGGAAGAAGACCGCGAAGACGCTGGTTAAGGATATGCTCAAGCAGAGCTTCGTGGAAGGCAGCGAGGAAGTCTGCACGGACATCGCAAACGTCATCTCCGACGCGATCGTGATGGCCGACAAGAGCGAGATCAACCAGACGATCGCCGCTTATCAGGCAGACGGCATGAGCGAGGACGAGGCAACGCGCAGGGCGTGGCTTGACTGGCTCGGTCAGACGGCGCAGGACTTTGCCGGCGGCGCGATCTCCGGCGGCGTGATGACCGGTGGCGACATGGCGCTCAACGCCGGGATGCGAAGCGCGAATTACCGCGAGACCGGCCGGCAGATCACGGCCAACGACTACGCGGACATCCTCCGCCACGCTGCAGAGGAAAGCGGCGACGAAAACCTCCGAAAGCTGGCTGGGAAGAAGCAGACGAACCGCAACACCGGCAAGCTCTACGAGGCGACGCAGGAAGCAAATCTCACGCAGGCGGTCTCTGACCGTCTGGGTGCGCTCGGCACGCCAGAAAACGACGTGCAGGAGCTGACCGGCCTCGTGGTCAAGCAAATCAAGGGGCAGGAGCTGACGGGCAAGGAACAGCGAAAATTTGACGCCAGCAAGCAGGCACAGCGCGCAGCGAGCGAGTATGCGTCCCTGTTCACGCGGGATGCAGACCGGACCACGAACGCATGGGCGCGCAGCCATATGCGTGACGCAGCCGAGCTGGAGCGCAACGCGATCTATGGCGGGGCGCGCAAGACTGACGCAGGGCAGACGCAGACGCATCAGGCGGAGAAGAACGCCGAGGTGCAGGTAAACGGTGAGACAGCGCAGGTGCAGGCGCTCCGATATGACCAGGAGAACGGCAGCGTGGAGCTGTCCGTGAAGGCCAAAAACGGCGATGTGCAGCGTGTTTCCGTGAAGGACGCCAAGCTGCCGGAGGGCACGCGCCTGCTCGCCGAGAGCGCGGAAAAATACGGCGAGACCGCGCCGCAGATGTACGCCAACTACCAGAACGGGCAGGACGTGGAGCGCTACGCCAGCGCCTACGAGGTGGCATACTCTTACGGCCGTGCGGGTGTGAAAAACTACGCCGTGCTCGAGAACAGCGGCGCAGCATCGTATCTGACACCGGAGCAGCGGAAATTCGCCTACGAGACCGGCCTTGCCGCGGCGCGCAGGGAATCTGACGCAAAGAGCGCGGCGGCCAAGAGCGGCGAAATTCATGCCGGCAGCGTGACGCTGGAAGGCGGAAAGCTCGGAAACGTGACGCTCGCCGCTGTGAACACGGCCGGCCTGACGCGCAAGCAGACGGCGTCGATCGACGTGGCACGCAAGGTGGCCGAGGCGACCGGCGTGAATGTTGTGTTCTTTGAATCGCAGACCGGAGAGGACGGCAAATACCTCGGCATGAACGGCGCATACCGCGATGGCACGATCTATCTGGACGTGAACGCAGGGAAAAACAACGTGGACACCGGCGAGACGGCTATCCTGAAGACGATGTCGCACGAGCTGACGCACTTCATCCAGCGCAACAGCGGCCAGTATGAAGCACTGAAGGAGTTCGTGGCGAACCATGTGCTTGAGAGCGGCGACAGCATCGAGCGCCTCGCCCGGCAGAAGCTCGACAACGACTCGACCGGCGAGCTGACGATGGACGGCGCGATGGACGAGGTCGTGGCCGATGCGTGCGAGATGATGCTGCGCAACACCGAGGCCGTGCAGCGGCTGGCGAACGAGAACCGCAGCCTTGCCGAAAAGATCCGCGACTGGATCGGGGATTTCGTCAAGAAACTGCGTGCTGCGTTCAAGGGAGACCGCGCGACGCACGATGAGGCGAGAGCCATGCTCGACCGCATGGTGGAGCTGCAGAAGCTCTGGGACGATGCGCTGGTGGACGCGGCGAAGGTGAAGGCGGGGAACGGGTCCGCAGTCAAAGCTGTTGGTGAAGAACTACGACATGACGCCGGAGGAGGTCTATCAAACGTCGATAGAGACGGTGGAAGAGACAATGTAAAAGAGCAATTCTCCCTACGCGAACCGGTGGAGCAGGTGCGCGATCTTGTCGCCGTGCATGGCCTGACGGAGCAGAACCTGCGGGGCGCGCTTGCGCTCGGTGGATTGCCGATGCCGAGTATCGCGGTCGTAAAAGCTGCGCAAGGGCACAGCAAGTATGGCCCGATTTCCATGGTGTTCGGCAGGGAGAGCATTGACCCGCAGGTTGACCCCAGGAACAAAATCTACGGCGGGGATGCATACACGCCGACAGCACCGGCAGTGGAATATCCGGTGAACTACGACCGGATGCGCGCCGTGGAAAACCGAATCTCTGAGCTGAGCAAAAGCGTCGCCGGCGGTGTGTTCTGGAACAGCACCGCGCTTCAGCGCGCCGGTGCCGGCGAAGAGAGCAGTATAAGCGCCGAAGAGATGGCACAGAAACTTGCCAGAGACGACAGCGTGCGCGCGGCCTATCTGGCCGATCATGGGGAAACGCTCGAGCCGGTCATGCAGACAAAGGAATTCAACCGATACGGCAATGACGCGCTGGCGAAACTGGTGCAGAAAATCGGCGTGCAGGAGCTCGCCCACGTTGAAGCGGACATGGAAACCGGGGACTATCAGTCTGCGCGAGAGATCGAAGACACGGTGCGCCAGATTATCCGCGACAGCTACGAGGAACAGCACCGCAGATTTCTGGACCGAAAGCCGGAACTGAAGGAAAAGCGGCTTGACCACTTCATGGATAACAATGTCCATACTTCCACGGTTGAGGATTTCATCCAAGATGCGTGGGCATTTTACGAAGATCAGGGCGCTACAGCGGACGAAGTAGACCGATTGGCTACCAGCGACAAATTGCACGAGGCGACGGATACTGAGGACGTGAAGGCGTGGCTGCTGCCACAGCTGAAATCTGTTTTTGGCGAGCCCGGCATTTACAACGGGAAGGAGCGCTATACCGCTTCTGGAGACAGACGCAGCTTTTCGCAGCTTCATTGGGAATACACGCTCGAGAACATTGTGAGTGCGATGGCGGAAACCCAGAAGGAGCGCGGCGGCCAGACGTGGGGGACGTCGGCCGGAGCTATGCAGGCTGTCAGCGCCGAGGACTTTTCCAGCATTGATGAAGTGAAGGCTGCGAGCGGCAGACTCGGCAAAGTGGAAGGTGAGCAGTATGAAGCGGCGAAGAATGCTGTTGAAAATCTGATCGATCAGGCGACACGCGCCGTTATGCGAGAGACGCGGCCGCACGCCGACAATTCGTTCGATGAAAGAGAAATTATCGGCGATGTTATGATGGAAGCGGCGAAGGGCAAGCGGACGGCGCGGGCCATTCAGCAGGCTTTTGCGAAAGAGGGATATTCGGTCAGTGAAGAAACTGCTCGCCGGATTCAAGAAGTGTATCAGGCGGCGGCTGCACTTTCGACGGAATATTTTGAGGCGAAGCCGCAGAGAGCGGTCGGCTTTGACGAGGTGAAAGTGGCCATTGTGCCGGACAACATCAACGCAGAGCTGAAACAGCAGCTTGAGGCCGCCGGTGTGCCCGTGCAGGAATACCGCGCCGGTGACGAGGGGCAGCGTCTTCGGATTCTGAACTCGGATAAATCGTGGCAGTTTTCCGAGCGCGACTATTCCTACGAGATACTGACAGCAAAGCCGGATATGCGTGTGACGAACGTGGAAGACCGTGTGTCATACCGGCCGGCACGCGAGGCACGCAAGGAAATCGTCGCGCGCGCGATCGCAAATGCGAAGAAAATCGGCCGGACGAACGAAAACGGCAATGCCGTGGTGCGCGTGGCAGACACGGGCGACGAGGTGATCTTGAGCGCGAAAGGGCTGCGGCACGGGCTGGACAGGCGGTTCTCTGTGAATGCGCCGGTGACGCTGAAAGCCGGTGAAATCATCCGGAATGCCATCCGCATCAACGAATTCACGCCGGAAAACGCGCAGGTGGATGCAAGCTATGCGCTGATCGGTGCAGCCAAAAACGCAAAAAACGAACCGTACATCGTACAGTTCGTTGTAAACCGCATTTCCAATGAGGTGACAGACGTGGACGTGCTGTATGCAGTGAATGCAAAAAAAGAGCCGGGTGCATTGCTGCCAGACGTCACCGGCACGGATGTGCCAGCTATTCTTACCGACTCTGCTATCAGTATACGCTCGCTCCTGGACTATGTCAATCGGTATTTCCCGGATGTTCTGCCGGAAAGTGTGCTCCGGCATTATAGCTACGAGCGCAGACCTGCTGGGAAACTCGGAGAGAGTGCGCTTTATCAGCACCGCGACGACACGCGGACAGACCGCGACGTGCTCTCCGATGCTGCGGACGGCGACGCGGCAAACGTGCGCGAGATGGAGATGCTGCGCGAGTACCGGGAGAAACTGCAGAAATACAGCTCGCTCACACGGAGGCTGGAGCAGCAGCGCGAGCTTGCACAGAACGCGGAAAGCAAGGAGGAGCGCCTGAAGGCGAGAAACCGCGCGGACAACCTGGCTGCGCAGGTGAGCCGAGCGGACGCGCAGCTCACGCGGATGCAGAACGCGAAACCGCTGCGCGAGCTGGTGGCGCGTGAACTGAAGACGCGCGACAGCCTGGCTAAGGAAAACGCCATGCTGCGCGACCGCGTGGAGTATTTGCGCGGGCAGATGCAGCGCACGAAAGAGGCAACCACAGACCCGAAAGCCGTGCGGGAAGCGGCGCGCGCGATCATCGAGCAGACGAGCAGCAACCTCGACGTGGATGAGGTGGCCGGGCGGCTGCAGGAGTTGTACGACGGCATCGCCAGAGGCAACGAGGCGAGCTACAGCGAGATCCGCGCGCAGGCCGAACAGCTCGCCAGCGACATCGTGAGCGACGCGACGGCTGTTGACGATGAGCAGTACCGCGAGTATGAAGACCTTCGGAAGTATTTCAAGAACCAGCAGCTCGTCGTGTCTGCGGCTGACCGCGGGGATATCCCGGACTTCGGGGATTTCCGGCGGCGGAACATGGGACGGATGCGGCTGAAAAACGGCGAGCGGACGAACGTTGACCAGGTTTATGCGGAGCTGAGCGAGATGTACCCGGAATTCTTTGACCAGACCCGCGAGAGCCAGCCGAGCGACCAGCTCTACCGCATTGCCGATGTGCTGGACGCGGTGTATGCCGTGAACGAGTACAACCCGAACGCACAGTATATGCGCGAAGCGACGCAGAGCGTGGGCAACGAGATCCTAGAGCAGTTTTTCGACCTGCCGCAGCAGAGAACGTTTGCCGACCGGCAGGCGAAGAAGGCCGACCAGCAGAAGACGCACTACCTCAACCAGATCAACGAGCTGCGCAAGGCCAATGACACGCGCATCGCGGAGCTGCGCGCGCAGAACCGGGAACGGCTGCAGGAATCCGTGGCCAGAGAACGCGAGAAACGCGACGAGCAGATTGCGCGGCTGAAAGAGCACTATGACGAGCGGGACGCAGCCGATAAGGCACGTAGGGAGGAAAGCGCGGCAGTGGCGAAATACCGCCCGCGCATCGAGCAGAAGGCGAAGCGCCTGAGCGATTGGCTGCTGAAAAACAGCGACAAGGAACACATCCCGGAGCCGTTGAAGCTGGCGGTAGGCGAGTTCCTGGAATCCATCGACTTTACAAGCAAACGAGCGCTGGACGGCGGCGCGCTGACGAAAAAGGACATTCAGCGATCGCTCCGGTATACTGACCGGATGCAGAAGCTGCTGGACAGCCTGCGTGGGCAGAACGAGGACGGTACGAGCGACCTCGGGCTGTATCTGGACATTCCGGACGGCTTCATCGAGGAAATGCAGAAGCACATCAACACTGCATCCGCCATCATCAGCCAGAACCCAGGCGAGAACGTTGTGAACCGGATGAACGGTGAGCAGCTGCAGCAGCTCGACCGGATGCTCACGATCCTGACGCGCAGCATTCAGAACGCGAACAAGCTCAAGGCCAACGCGCACTTTGAGACCGCGCGGCAGGCGGCACAGGCGACGGTGCAGGAGCTTGAGCGGCTGGGGCAGGCGAAAGGCAGAACGAAAGTCGGCGACAAGGTAGCCAACTTCTTCAATTGGGAAAACACGACACCATACTACGCGTTCCAGCGCTTCGGCGAGGGCGGCAAGGCGATCTTCGAGGCACTGTCGGCCGGCTGGGATCAGATGGCGTTCAACACGAAGGCAGTCATGGACTTCACGGAGCAGACCTACAAGCCGGAGGAAGTGAAGGCTTGGTCGAAGGAAACGCACACGCTCAAGCTCGAAAGCGGAGAGACCGCGAAGATGACGACTGCGCAGATGATGGCGTTTTATTGCCTGTCGAAGCGCGAGCATGCCATCGGCCATCTCCTTGGCGGCGGTATGCGCGTGGAGGACATCCAAAACAGCGGGCGCAAGGGAAACATCAAGCAGGCGAAGCCGTTCCTGCTGACGCAGGAGGACATCATCAAGATCAACGGCGCGCTCACAAAGCGGCAGCGTGAGGTGGCGGACAAGCTGCAGAAGTACATGACGCAGCAGGGCAGCGAGTGGGGCAACCGCGTTTCGATGGAGCGCTTTGGATATCGCGCGTTAACGGAGGATAACTACTTCCCCATCGAGACGATGGACTCCGAGCGCGACGAGAGAGGCGTTCCGCAGAAAGAGAACGATATGTTCCGCCTGCTGAATATGTCCGCGATGAAGAGCCTTACCTACAAGGCGAACAACGCGCTCGTCGTGCGCGACATCTTCGACGTGTTTGCAAACCACATGACGGACATGGCAAAGTATGACGCGCTGGCGCTGCCGATCCTCGACGCGATGAAGTGGTACAACTACCGCGAGAAGCAGAAGCTCGAGAACGGACACGTGCTCACGACGACGGTGCAGCGGTCGCTCGAACAGGCATACGGCAAGGACGCCAACAAGTATTTCACGACGTTCATCAAGGACCTGAACGGCGTGAACGAAGGCGGCCGCGGGGAGGGCTTCGCAAAGAAGATGCTCTCCAACTACAAGGTGGCGGCCGTGGCTGCGAACCTGCGTGTGGTGCTGCTGCAGCCGACAGCGTATGTGCGCGCGGTCGGCGTGCTGGACCCGAAGTACCTTGCGAAGGCATTCACGGAGGGGTGGCGTGCCTACGAAGAAGCAGAGGCGCACAGCGGCATCGCACTGTGGAAGCAGATGGGCTTTTATGACACGAACATCGGCAGGGGCGTCCGCGACCAGATCAAGAACGACGGGACGTGGAAGGACTGGCTCGTCGAGAAAGCCATGCTCGGCGCAGAATGGATGGACCGGCTGACGTGGGGGCGCTTGTGGATCGCCTGCAAAGTGGAGGTGCGTGACAAGCAGAAGCTGACCGGCGACGCGCTTATGAAGGCGACGGCAGAACGCTTCCGTGAGGTCGTCTACTCGACGCAGGTGGTGGACAGCACGATGACACGCAGTCAGGCGATGCGCGCGACCGGTGTGTACGGTGCTGTATCTACGGCCTTTATGTCGGAGCCGACACTGTCGTACAACCTGCTGCTCAAGGCGTACACGGACTACACGGCGGAGCTGCGCGCGACCGGCGGCAAAAAAGAAGCGTGGAGAAATGCAAGCGGGAAAATTGCAAGAGCGCTCGCGGCGTATCTCGTGTCGGCGGCGACTGCGGGGCTTTTTGAATCAATCGTGGACGCCTGCAGAGACGACGACGAGTACGCCACGTGGTTGGAGAAGTACCTGAGCGCGCTGATCGGTGCGAAATACAAAGACGGAAAGCTTTCCGGCGTGAACCCGCTTGAAAGCAACCTGTTTATGGACGTGGATATCCTCTCGAAGCTCCCGATTCTCAAGGATTTCGTGTCTTTGGCGTCCGGGTATAGCAACGGAAGGATGGACACGGAATGGATCAGCAACCTGATCGACGCATATCGGATCTGGGACGAGACAATCAAGCTGGCGACCGGGAAACTGGATAAGCCGACGGACGTGACGTACAACGGCAACATGACGCTGTACGGAAAGATCTACAAGACACTCAAGGCCGTTTCGCAGGCGACCGGCCTGCCGATCAGCGCGGCGATCCGCGAGGTCGTAACGCTCTGGAACACCATCGCCGGAGCTGTCGGCAAGGGCGACGAGTGGACGATCCACACCTATGACTCCGGGCCGGAAAACCAGATCAAGTACGGCCTGAAGGACGGCTACCTCACGCGCGAAGAGGCGCAGCAGCTGCTGGTCGACAAAGGACTCGCGGACGACGAGGATGATGCGTATTGGAAGGTGGACAAGTGGGCGACCGGCGAAGGAAAGTACGACGAGGCGCTCGCTGCGGTGCTCAGCGGCGACAAGGCCGCCTTTGATGCGCAGGCCAAGGAGCTGAAAGAGCACGGCATCGGCGAGAAGCAGCTGCAGTCTAAGGTGCGCTCGCAGACGGAGGAGTGGTACGTCGGCGACGACGGCGGAAAACGCTCGGTCACGAAGGAGCAGGCGCTGAAGATCCTGCAGCAGTACGGAGGGGAAGACGCCGACGATGCGCAGAAACTGGTGCAGGAGTGGACGTGTGAGGTCGTGACCGGTACGGACTACGACGACATCAAGGACCTGTATCTCGACGGGAAGCTCACGCGGTCTCGCGCGGTAGACATGCTGGTGCGCTACGGCGGGATGACGCAGGAGGATGCGCAGAACAAGATCGACACGGCGGACTTCGTCAAGGCGCATCCGGAATGCGACGGCATCCGCGTTGAGGCCGTGAAGAAGTACAACGAGCAGGCGAAACCGGCCGGTCTGGACGCGGGGACGTTCTGGGAAGCGTATCAGTTTAAGAACGACGCAAGGACGACGCGCGACAGCAACGGCAAGGCCATCAGCGGCCAGGGAGCAATGGACAAAGTCGCTGCGTACATCGACGGGCTGAACCTTAGCAGAGAGCAGAAAAACGCGCTGTTCCTGTGCTTCTACAGCCAGAAATCGCTCGGGAAGATCCGCTGGAGCAATTAAATCTGCGGGAGGGATAGAAATATCCCTCCCATTTTTATATTGTAGAATCAATGGAAGGAGGCCACTGTATGACTATCACAATCGCAGACGGGCGCGGAGCACTGTGGCAGTGGGATACCGGGCGGCGGGTCAAGATCGCCGACGGCGACGGCGTCAAACAGGTTCACTATCAAAATCGATGCTTTGGCCGCAGCGTGGACGTGGATGTCGGGGACGACGGCACGGCCATCATCCCGGACGAGCTGCTGCAGGACTGCCACACGCTGACGGCCTACGCCTACGTCACCGACGACACCGGCGCGTACACGATGGTGCAGCAGGATTTTGCGGTCCATAAGCGCGCGAAGCCCGCCGGGTATGTATACACCCCGACGGACCAGATGACGCTGCAGATGATCCAGCGTCAGATCGGCGACCTTGCCGGCCTGACGACCGACGCCAAGGAGGATCTTGTAGCGGCCATCAACGAGGCGGCGAGGACAGGCGGCGCGGGAAGCATGGCCTTGCGCGTAGCGGGCGGCTACATCCAGTACAGCGCGGACGGCGGCAGCACGTGGCAAAATTTGATCGCCGTGGCGGACCTCAAGGGCGCGCAGGGCGAGAAAGGTGACAAAGGCGACCCCGGCGCACCCGGCAAGACCCCTGTCAGAGGCACGGACTATTGGACGGCAGCTGATAAGCAGGAGATTGTCAACAGCGTCATAGCCGCCCTGCCTGATGGCA